CTGAAAGGTCTTGCCTTTTTCAGTAAATGTAAAATTTTTAAGTAATTTTGTCATTTCATTAAGATTTTTCTTTGTGTTTGGCTTTACTCTTAATGATTCAATTATTAGATTGGCAGTATCTAAAGAAAAGTCACCACCTCTTTCGCTCATAGTAGTAGTCATACCTACTGGCTTACCACCCATTTGTTCAACTGTCTCAAGTTTGTCATTTATTTTTGATAAGATACTCTGCATGGATGCCCAACCTTGATCAGCGTCATCCATAAATTGTATTCCACCAAATGTTCTAACAGGGTTTTCAAACTCTAAATCATCTATTCCAGTGACTATTACATCTCTACTAGTCCTATCTCCCACTATTGGCACTATGGTTTTACCTTGTAGCATTGATGCATCTGTCGCTAGTGTTGGACTTTTTTGTAACGCTCCAACTTGCCCTCTTATAGAAAGGTCTTTTAGTGGATCTCTAACAAGTTTAGTGTAACCTCTTTGAAATGGTAGAGCGTTATCTTTATACATATCTATCGCTCTTGTCTTGTTGCCAAGTGCACCTAATATATCATCACCAGTTATTTCAAAACTTGGCAAAGACCCAAACTCATCTTTTATTTGACTTTCAGTCGCAATATTTCCCAAAGCTCCAAGCTCATTAGATGAAAATAATGACTTGAAGTTATTAACAAGAAAATCTTTGACTAGCTTTTTAGACATTATACTTTTTTAGTAACTTTCTTTTTCTTCTTCTTCTTGAGCATAGCAAGTTTTTTAAAGTCAGCACCAGTCAATTTGTTTCTTGGCTTTGCTACGTTAGCTATCTTCTTTTGTTTTTTTGAGTATACTTTTCCAGGCATAATTACATCTCCACCTTTGGTGATCCATGACCAAGTATCTCATCCATAACACCTCTCATGTCTCCACTATCTACTTTCATGATTTTGACTTTTACATCTCCATCCATATGCTCTTCTTCCATCTCTTCTTCCTCTTCAGAAGGCAAGACCATGCCTTGATAACAAAGCAATAGAAAGTTTACTAACTGATCATCTGTTAGCTCTAAGCCTTCAGTATCATGAGCAAACCCCATCTTTTCCATGAAAAGTTCTGCATTTCTTTCCATGTTTCCAACGTCAATGTTTTCCATTTAGTTCTCCTTTTTTAAATTTAATATTGCTAAGTAAACCTAAAGTATAACAAATACCCTCGCCTACTGTTTTTAGCACCTTCACGAAATAATTATTTTTTCCATGCTTACCCTTAGATAGCTCATAAGCCATCTGTCTTGCCCAAGCTAGTGCTATTGGCTTGACAATTCTGTATGTCCAACCTTGTCTTTTCATTTTAATAGCTACAGATTCACCCCATAAACAATATCCTTTGTAGGTCAATGGGTTAACTCTTCTTCCATATAATTGATCATACTTATAAATATATGCTCTCATATCACCCATATCGTAAAGTGCAGTGCATATGTAAGTTGTTGATGCATCTGTTGTTGCCGCATCGTCTGCAAAAGTATTTGAAAGATCTTTACCTTTGCTAGTGTCTGTAATAGATGTTTGTGCACCAGTCTGCTGACTTTGACTAGGATCTACGCCTTCTGTTCTACCAAAACCTAAGAAACTACCCTTGCTTCCTACATATCCTATTTTATCAGCCTTACCTAAATCCCCAGTTGATCCTACTGCCCCTGTATTAACGCCAAGACCTGTTGGGTCTACATTTGTAATATTTGTTTTTGTGATAGTGCCTGGTTTATAGCCAGACATAGGGTTTAGACCAACATTGTATGCAGTTCTACCCTTTGACATACCATAGTTCTGCACTTCTCTTTCTGTAATGTTTTTGTCTTTGTTAACATCTATTTCGTTTCTTAAATCTTGTAATGATTTATTAGAAAAGCCAGACATAAAACTTGTTGGTCTTCCCATAGCTACATTTGCTAATTGGTTAGTCTGATAATCACCAATCATGCCACCTATAGCCATTGGAGCAGATAAGGTTGGAGCCGCTATACCTAATGCAGTAGAGATTGCTTTGTCTGGTGTAACTTCATAGCCAAAAACATTAGCAACAGGGTTGTTTGTAGATTGAAGTCCTCTTGATAAAGAACCAAATTCTTCTTCAGTGATATTGCCTATACCACCTAATCCACCCAAACCACTTTGATTGCCTATTGCCATAATTCACCTTATGTGCTTGGAGCGTTTCTAGATGTTATTCTATCCATTGGGTTCATAGTTCTATCTGCACCCATGTCATTTGGCATTTGTGGTCTAGGTCTTGGCATAGGCATAGGTGCTTGACCACCCATAGGAACTCCACCAAGTGCTCCCATTCCAGACATTTCGCCTTCTCTCACAATGCTCCCTGGGTCTATATCTCTTCCAGAAAAAGCTCTTGGATTTATATCGCCAGCACTTTCTTCCATCGCTATTGCATCTATAGCCTCACCTTCTGTAAGACCCATGTCCATAAGCATTTGCATCTTTTGCATAACTGTCAATCTTTCACCCATTGGCATTTCGCCTTCTCTTACAATACTTCCTGGGTCTAGTTGTTGCATAGTCATACCTTGACCCATTTGGCTTGGTCTATTTGCAATAAATTGACCCATATTTTCTGGCATTGGTGTAGGTGTGTTTACTGGGTTTCCAGTAACTGAATCTACCATCTCACCATTTGGCATTATCACTATTGGCATTATCTTAGCTCCTTTTGTAGTTTTATAGCGTTCTTTTCACGCTCTAGTTGTAATTCTAATTCTAATTTCTTTACTTTGGCTTGTAAATCTTGTTGTAGCTTGGCTTGTTCTATCTGCATATCTTGTCTAGCCTCTGCGGCATCTATTGCAAGTTTCTGTTGTGCTTTAGCCTTATCAGCCTCTATCTGCACCTTAGTTCTTGCCTCTAATGCTTGTGCCTCAAGTTTTGCTAGTTCTTGAGCATATTGTAATGGATTATTTTGTTGCATATTCTGTTGCATAGCTAGTAGTGGTTTAATAGCTTCCATTTGTGGTGCTTGTGCAACTACCTCTGCCGCTCTCTGACTGATTGCCATATCAAGTGCTGGGTCTATGTCCTCAAACTTAAAATCTTTTTCTTTAAGATCTGGCAATGGTGGTAAGTCCATATTAATACCACTTTGCATCCGCTGCCGATATAACAATGCTATGTGTTCTGCTATATGTGCAATCAACAATGGTTGCATAGCTCTTGCCCCTGGGTTACCACCCAAAGATGGATCAGATAAAAACTGCATATGAACTGCTATGTGACTATCATGATCTTGCTCTGGAAAAGCTCTGATTGGCTTACCATAAAGGACACTTAAGTTTTCATCCACTGGATCCAGTCTTACTGCTTGTTGTGGTGCTTTTAATATCTCATCTATGTTTGGTATCCTTATAGCCTCATACATTCTTTTGTACGCCTCATATTGATCGTGTAATTGAGGAGCGGCTTGAGACATTTGCAGAACTGCTTGTGCTTGTGCAATTCTTTGTGCAGTACTAAAAATATTAGGATCACTTACTGGAATGATATCTATTCTAGCATCAAAGTCTTTGGCATAAATAATTGTATCTACACCACTTTGTGCAAATCTCATTTCCTCTGGTAAATATTCTGCATTTAGCTTTGCAAGTAATTTAAACTCTTGTCCTTGAGAATAATGTAATCTTTTATGTATGGCACTAAATGACTTACTGCCTTGCTCTATTAGAGCAACTGTACTACCAACTGGTGCATTAGGATTTACATCACCTACGTTTAAATCTGCAGTATTAGCAAATCTTCTACCAATATCTGTAATGGCATTCATCAAATTAAATAGTGTGCCTGATGGTTCTTTAAATGGTAAAGGCATAATAGCTTTATTTACATCGTCTACAGTGGCATCTAAATCAGCAAACTCTCCTGGATTTATCTGCATTTCTCCACCAGTTACTCTGCCTTTGAGCTTGAAACCACCTTGCATATTAGCAAAAGCCGCACTGTCTAATAATGCTCTAAGTGCTCCAGTAGCCGCTTTACCTAATCCACCTATCATATGAAACAAGCCAAAACCATAGAAACCTATGCCTGGCAAGAACTTATAACTTACAAACCAATCTCTACGCTTTTTCTTTTCGTCTGCCTCGTTCCAATTACGTCTTACTGCAACTATCTTTTGTGCATCGTAATCTATTGTAACTACATAAGGTAAATGAACTATATCGTCATCTTCTGAATCAACAACATCATCTATCCCATCAAAACTGATGTAGCAATGCATCTCAAGCAACGTCATTACTTCATCTTTTGATTCACTGTTATATGGATCTACACCTTCTATTTCGCTTGTATAATCTCCACTTGGATCTACATCTTCTGACATATATTTGCTTGGTAAGTAAAAGCCAGCCTCAACGTATTTATTGAAGTCGTTTCTTGGCATTCTAATTACATGGGTGTATCTGACTGACGTATATAAGTCTTTACTTTCTGGCGATACAACAAAGTCCTCTGCTTTCACGAACTGAGAACACTGTCTATCTAATGATGCATCCCACCAGACTTTCTTGAATGTATGTCCAATTAGTGGCAACTGAAAAAGCATTTGGTCTAAATCAGTAAAATACTCTGGCATCTCTTGAGTAATCTGATAGTTCATAAAGTCTTTTACACGCCTAGCTTGCTCCTCTAGCTCTTGATTAGGATCTCCAACTATAACTGTCTTGACGGGCCCGCCACTTGGGTAAAGCTCTGCTATTGCTCTAGCGTTAAACTGTGTAGCCGCTTCAGCTATCATAGGATGTACGACAGTGCTAAGTCCTCTTGATGCTCTTTGATCTTCCTCTTCCTCTTGTCCACCTTGTGGATCTAGGGTTTCTAAACCTTGCTTGTATCTGTATTCCCACTCTGATCTAGCCTCTTTGTCAGTCTCATAGTAACTTATTAGATCAGTTGCCACTGCATTTAGTTCTTTGGCATCTATTTGTTCTGCAAGGTTTTCGTCAAATGTGCTTTCTCTATCCTCAACTACATCTAGGTTTGGATCGCCTATAAGCACTTCTTCTTCATTGAGTTTTTCTACTTGAAACTCATCGCTAGGCATTGTTTCTGCAAAAGGGATTACTTGAGGTTCTCTAGCCATAAATTGTCATCCTTCTTTCTTCTGTACTGTCATCTTCGTCATAGTCTGTAGAATGAGTAATAAACCAACCTTTTCTCAATCTTAGCCATGCTTGTGTACAAGTGTCAACTATATCATCATTATCACCCGCAGGAAAGGCTGAACATATATCTATTAGGTTTTTTGCCCATTTTTTACTTGCTGGATAATAAATCCTTCCATCTTCTAACAATGCAGAACTACTATGTGCTCTTGCAATCTTGTCTCTGTCTGGCGAATATGCCAATACTGGTATCCCACCCATCCTTAAATCTTGTAACAAACTTTGTCCACTTGCCTTCTTTTCTATCAATACTGTATCAGGTTGCCAGTCATCATATGCCTCTTGAGCTAGTGCTCTTAGCTCTGGATAAGATACTTTATCGTACCACATCTCTACTACTATTGCATTAACTTGTCCATTCATTCTGAATATACCCCAAGTTGTTCTAGCACTGTAACTACTTGTTTCTTTTGTAGAAAAGGCAGTATCGTAGCTCTGTACTAGATATTCAATCTCTGGTAGTTCTTCTTTTTCCCACGGCACCCACCATTCTGCTTTTAGTATACCACCACCTTTTGGCATAGGTCTTTGTTGCAGTTGTCCAGCACTTGCATATGATCCCAAACTTTTTTCTAATTGTGTCAATGTACCATGATCTATTCTACTCTCCCATAACAGTTCTCCTTCTTTAGTTCTAGGATCAGTAAAATTTAAAGATGTTTTTGTAGGTGTGGGATGTCCTATCTCATATCTAGCGGGTAAACATAAATGATCCCAATCGTTGTATTCGTTTGCAAGTATATGTCCAGTAAGATCGTTCTCATGTACTCTTTGCATGATAATAATAAAAGCACCAGTCTTAGGGTCGTTCAATCTTGTTTGCATAGCTTGATCCCACCAATCAAGAACACCTTCTCTAACTGCACTTGATTCAGCCTCTCTTACGTTGTGTGGATCATCTACTACGATTATGTCACCACCTTCACCAGTAAGTGCTCCATCTACTGACGTTGCTATCCTTATGCCAGTTTTATCGTTTTCAAACCTTTGTTTCTGATTTTGATCTGTAGTTAAAGAAAATGTATCTCCAAAATATGTTTTATACCAAGCACTATCTATTAGCCTTCTACACTTAACACTATCCCTAATAGATAAAGTTCCTGCATAACTAGCAAAAAGAAACCTTTTTTCTGGCTGAATAGTCCAAGTCCAAGCGGGCAATGCTACTGCAACGCTTATAGATTTCATATGTCTTGGTGGTATATTTATGATTAATCTTTTGATATCGCCTTCTACAACTGCTTGTAAGTGCTCTGATATGGCATCTATATGCCAATTGTCATAAAAGTCTCTACCAGGCTCAATCGTTGCCCAACTGCTTTTGGTGAACTCCTTCAATGATCTTCTCATTCGCTCCGCTCTTACGTTCACTAGCAACTGAGGTAAGGATTGATTCAAGTTTTCTAAGTTCATTATCACTTATCCTAGTTAGGTCTATTACTTGCTTCTGCTCTATTATCGTTTCTTTCTCTATTTTATCTTGCCATCCAGCCCTGTTTTTTAGGTAGAAGATCATAGCAGTGTTGTCTCCTTCTAAGGCTTTTTCATATAACTTATTTGTTACTCTCTGTATTCCTCTGCCTCTACCTCTTTTTATAGCCTCTCCAAACTCTGTAAACTCATTCTGTTTATCATACAAAGTTGATTCGCCTATACCTAACGCTAGAGCTATTTGTTCAGACGTAAGTCCTTGAGATGCATAGGCTTCTGCTCTTTCACACATCTCTTTTGTAACTACAAATTTAGGTCTACCTACTTTTTTGATCGTCTTTTTGCTTTTGGTCTTCATACTCTGCCTTCTGTATTTCTTCTCTTTTGTTTTGCAATTCATTTATAACATCTATCAATCCATCTATTTTTTGTACATAATCATAGCCTTCAAAATTAGCATGATATGTAACTTTTGGTGTTTCATTATCCCAATTATAACTTACACTTAACATTTTGTGTCTCATTTATAACTCCATCTCAAACTGTTCATCTTCATTAATATTTGTATGTACATCTTTTTCAAATCCAACTTTCTCATTAGCTCTTAGTCTTTTATATAACTTTAAATTAATAGTTTTTAGTTTTTCCATCAAGTCTTCATACTTTTTATCAAGCTCTAGTTGTGTAGCCTCATCAATGTCAGACGTAAGTTCCATCAATGCTCTCCTCTACTATCTCTTCATATATCTTAGTTGTATTGTTATATGAAAAATACTTTTGACCTATGTGTCCATACACGCCTTGCTCTCTAATCTTTCTTGTAATGATTTTAGTTGAATTATCTTCAAAGTCTCTATGCACAACTAAGGCAGTATCACTCATGTTTGCCCAATGTGCTGATCCACTAACTTGATATAAATCCGGTGGTGGAACTACTCCACTATCATTTCTCTGCAGTTTATGTGGATGAGCTACCATCCAAACTACTAACTGATGATTTCTTGCAAACTGCTGACACTTAGCAATTATGTCACGAATGTGTTCATCCTCACGCTTTGAGTAATCTCTGTTAGGACTAATCTGATTAAATGGGTCTATGACCAAACCCTTAATACCAAACCTCTGTTTGGCTACTTTCGCCTTACCTAATATAAACTCTATGTCTGGGATCTCTTCTGTATTCTCAATAAATTTGAAGTGATCGTCTAGAAAGTCTATGCCACTATTAAGTTCCTCTTGTGTAATCCTAGCAGTAAAACCTATGTCACATGGCTTTCTGCATCTCTTCTCAAGTAATCGTCTAATGTGATTTGGTGTAGAATGCTCTGGACTAAATACTGCAAAGTTCCAATTATTATTCTCTGCAAGATTAAGAAGTATCTGATCTAAGAAGTTACTCTTACCATGATTTGGAATACCAGTTATTAGATTAAAAGTTCCAGGCATGATTTTGTATATTTTATCTAATTCTTTGAAACCAGTGCTAAATGCCTTCTGCTCATTACCATCGTAAATGTTCTGCACACTGTCATGATACTCTCTTACACCATGTAAACCTTGTACTGGAAACTCTTCAGCATATTGTATACATTCTCTGAGAATTTGTTTATCATATTTTATTAAACATTCGTTGGCATCTTTACATTGCCATCCATCTTCACGAGGGAAATTGACAACCTTACATATGTCTTTACCAAACCTATGAATAATCTCCAACCTCAACGCCTTGCCATTTTCATCAGCATCTGTAGCTACAATCACTTCGTCAGCATCAAAAATCCATTTAGAATGTTCAAACGCCTTAAACCTTTTATCATCAGATTTAAACTTGGGTGTTTGAGGTGCTCCATCTGGTAGGCTTACTACATTTCTAAACCCAGCCTCATGCAATGCTAATACATCCATCTCACCTTCCACAAAGATCACACTCTTCATGTTGGTTTCTTCCCAAAAGTTTTTCAACATATCTATATTGTACAAGCACTTAGTTGCATTTTTTTCCTGCAGAAACTTCTTATCTTTTGTTCTACTTTTTATATTTACAATTTGACCATCAAGATAATATGGAAAGCATAGCTTTTGATCTTTTGTAAACAACTTAAATGTTTCTGCAGTCGCTTGAGTTATCTTTCTATTCTCTAACCAAACCAAAGAATTAGGCGATAAATCGTGATTCGCATTTGATAATATTGGAATTGGTGGAGCTATATTTTCAACTACTGCTCTTCTTTCATTATCTATTTTTTGAGCGTCTTTGTTTATAAATCCTCTACCTTCTATTTTAACTCTACTACCTTCTCTTACACCACCACTCCAATCACAATGATGACACATCCAAACGATAGAATCATGCTTAACTGTAACTGAAAGACATGGGTCATTCTTTTTTCTTCTGTGTGGACTACAGTTTGGGCAAGTAGTTCTGTAATCGCCTTCACTATACCCTCTTAAATATATTCCTTCTTCTTGTGCTAGTTCTATCATTGTTTTTTTTTTTTTTTTCATTTTATTATCCTACTAATAAGTTTAAGTTTGTTTTTCGTTGTTTTGGTTGCTCTACATCATTAAAGCGTTTCTGTGATAACCAAGTCTTGGCATGAGGAATGAATTTTTCATCTTTCCCGGTTTGCGACTTAGCAAATAGTTTAGTCTTATTTATTAAATTTTCAAAAGTAATTTCTTTATTTCTCATAACTAAATTAAACTTTTGTGATGCTCCAAACTTATTGTCGTTTGGTCTATTTGGATATTCTTTCCAAAATATCTCAAATTCCTTACTATATTCTTTTTTATTATTATAGGTTATTGGTGTTGCATTCTGCATGGGGGGTGGGGTAGCATTTTGCGACTGGGTATCTATATTGAGCTTATATATGTTACTTGTCTGCCTATGATTATTATTTTGTGTAAGCTGAAATCTTTTCTCAATATCAATAAAATTCAATTCTTTCAAACGCTTAAGTGATCTTATTACTGTGTCTGTACTACACTCGCAAAGCTCTGCAATTTTTTTATGTGATGGATAGCAAGTGTTTTCAGCGTCTGTGAAGTTAGCTAAAATAATCAATATAAGTTTATCAGTAGAATTACCTACTTTGACTTCTGATGCCCATTTTAACGCTGACCAAGACATATATTCCCCTACACCTCTGTAATAATAATTGGTGGATCATATGTAGCTAGTATTTTCTTTCGCAACACATAATCTCTAGTCTTAGTTGCTCTAGACTTAACATCCTCTACAATGACATCACTGCCCTTTTTATACCTAAAATCTGCAGTATATCTTCCTATCTTTACGCCATTAACCATTAAATCAAACTTAGGATGAAGTTCTAAATCAGAAATCTCCCTAGCTCTCAATAATATTTCTAGCTCCATGAACCTATTAAGTTCTTTCTTGCTATCAAATATTTCGCCTTTATAAGTTTGCTTGATGGCGTTGTATTTGTTTTTCGTAAAAGTCATGACCCGTAACCTCATTATTAGTAAAATCAAAAATAAGTTTTGCCTTTTCAAATCTAGGTAAAGTTTCGCCTCTGCTCCACTTTTCTACATTTCTAAAAGACACCCCTATTTCTTCACCAAAGGTTCTATAGTTGTAGCCATTCCTTCTAATCCACTCTCCTAGTTGCATTAGTTTTCTCCATAAAAAAATAACAGTAATATAAATTTAAAATAATGTAAACTAAAAAAAAGGGTTTGACATACATTTTAAATGGGTGTAATTGTTTTAATTAATGAATAACGAATAAGGAATAAAAAAATGTGGAAACAAAAATACGAAAATTACAATGTTGAGTTCAACATTCGTAAAAATCTCAAAACAAAAAGACCCACAGAGGGATACAAGACTGAAAAAGAAAGAGCATATGCATCTTGGTCTGGGGTTTCTGATTGGGTTCTTTGGCATCAAAACACCATAATTGGTGAGGTGTATAAAACATCTAATATATTATACGATTGGGCATACTGTTCAGAAGATGGCAACATCAAGGGTTTTGCACATTTCAAAGGCGATGCAGTAAGAGAGCTATGGGAAATGTGGAGAGTTCAAAACAATAAGGAGATTAGATGTGCTGAGTAATAATCCTTTCAAAGTTCATAATATTGAACATCTATCTCCATCTAAAATAAACTTATGGGTAACAGACCCAGCATTATTTGTAGGCACATATTTATGTGATATGAAAGGTAGCTTTGGAGTAGGTGCTTTCAGAGGCACTGCAGTAGAGTACGCTTTAGAAAAGAAACTACAAAACCCAAGCTACCCAACAAAAACTGTTGATGAGTTTTTATATGGAAAGTTTGAATCAGAATGTCTTGAGCATGATGTAAGCCTTGAAGATGAAAAGACACAAAAAGAGAGAGGCACATTAGATAGTTATCTGAATACTGCTTTCAGTAAGTATGAGAGCTTGGGAAAGCCAACTCATTACCAACATAAAATTTATTATTCTATACATGAGGATTTACCTATACCATTTCTAGGTTATATAGACTTTGTATATGATGACTACATAAGAGACTTGAAAACAGTTGGAGCTAAACCTTCAAAGTTTTCTGAGGCTCATCAAAGACAATTAGCAGTTTATTCAAAAGCATTTCCAGACAAGGAGCTTTGGTGCGATTATGTAACAAAGAAAGAGGTAATGTCTTTCAAGCTAAATAATGTAGAACAACGCCTAAAAGAAGTCGTGAAGATTTGTTTTGGCTTACAAAAATTCTTAAGCATCAGCGATGATCCTTATGAATTAGCATCTATGGTCTATCCTAATTATGAT